GATTGAAGTAATCTAAAACTCATACTGGCAAGTTTGGGGTTTTGGGCTGATAATAATGTCAGCCTTTTTCTTTGGTAGAATATCCATTAGGCAGAATTACGAATAGGCGTTATACTAATAACATACAAACAAAGGAGGGTCCTAAAATGGCTCAAAGTTTAACTCAAAAAATTAACAAATTAGCAGAACAATTTAACATTGATGCTATCATCCAAACCGCACAACAAGTCAAATTAGATCGTGAAGATACTCTTGCTTGGGATGCTTTAACCACAGAAGAAAAGACACAATGGTTTATGGACCAATGTGCCAAATATAATCTGACTACATATCAAATTTCAAATCAAATTAAAGTTAATGAATTGCCTGAAATTGGTAAGCATGGCGGCACCAAGGCTTATTTTACAGTTTTCCTTCCACGCAACGAATCAATTGGCAAAGATGATCTAAGTTCCTGGCATATGGAGATTGGTGGTGCCTATATTAGAGAGGTTAATAACGGCATTTGGGCTACACATTCTGGCCTTAAAGGCAAAGAAAAACAAATAGCAGAAGTTATAAGACTACATAACTTAGGTCAATAAGGAGACGCAGAATGAAAAAGATTAAACTCAATTATCCAAAATATAAATTTAATAGATTAAAAAATCCTGTTAGAAACAATTTTGATGCTGATTCGATTTATACTCTTATGGCAACCCAAAACGAACTTAACAATGGATTGTCTGGTCATATAAGAGAAGATTTAAAGAATCCTGGACCTTGGACATTACATTTTGATGGTAAGGATTTTTGGTTTGATGGGTCAAATGAACTTATTTCATGGTGTGATTTTCAATAATATGTTTTACACCCGAGAACAAGTAGCAGAACTTAAACTGTCAGAAGCCACCGAGGCACTAAAAGCATTGACCCTAGAATACAATCTAGACAAACCACTGACCAAGTGTTGGGTTGAGATTTGGCCTGTACTAGATGAACTGACCAACACTCTGCTTTACCTAGAAGATCACTTACATAGACTAGGCGATCCTCGCTATGCTATTCAGAATGAGGCATTGTTGGATGATGAATCGGATGATGAGTTTAAAACCAATTATGGTTAAACTAGATAATTAAAATTATGACAAACATTAAAGAAATCAAAAGCCGTGATGGTAGAACCTATTGGATTGAAGCAGGCGATACGCTCTACGAACAGAGATTCTTAGTAGGTAGTTGGCAAAAACGCAATTTGGATTATGCCTCTACCCTAATTGACAATTGGACACGCTGTCTAGATGTTGGTAGCAATATGGCCTGTAGTGCCGTATTATATGCTGATGTATTTGAAAATGTAGAATGCTTTGAACCCACTCCACTTAACATTGACTTATGGAAACGGACTATTAGTGCTAATAACATTACCAATTGCCATTTACACGAAGTAGGTGTTGGTGAGAAGAACTATACCACTGAGATTATACTACACGAACGCAACAATGGACATAATCATTTGTCAAACGCAGATCGCCCTCGCTGGACTGGCAAACAATGGGCTGAACGCAATGCCAAACCTCGCCAGAGAACCTGTGTGCCAGTTGATGTTAAAACAATTGATTCATATAATTTCCAGGAAGTTGGGTTTATTAAGTTTGACATTGAGGGCTATGAGAAGTTTGCCCTAGAAGGTGCCATTGACACTATCAGTCGTTGCCGCCCAACACTACAGTTAGAAATTCGTTCCGCACAATGCCGCAAGTTTGGCTATTGGGCAGAGGATATGATTGAGTGGATCCGTAATTTAGGATACACAGTAATGAGTAAAAATACTGGCGAGATGGATGGCACATTCAAATCCTATCGCAATGATTTAATTTACAATGGCGAATTATTGAGACGAGAAATGGATTTGTTTTTTCAACCCAATGAACGCATGAGAATGACACAGTTTAAACAATTATTTGAGCAAGTATAGCAACTGCTATCCTCGTCAAAACACTTTGGGGAGTAGTGTGCTCAAAACTCCCCACTTTAATGGACAAAAATCCATTTGACATTTTTAACTACATCCACTATAATAGTAATATGACAAGCAATAATGCGTGTCAAAATATGCTATTCAATTTTGGATAGCACTTATTGTTTTTTAACTTTGACGAGGAAATAAAAATGAAACACACAATAGTTCATGCTTATGCTGACGAAAATATGGATTTGGAACTTATTAAGTTTGAAACAACTGAAATACGCATTCCAAACATTGTTGAGGAAGTTGATTCCAAAACAACTGAATGGCAACATATTTTAATTACATATCCAAATGGATACATTGGATTTGATAAGCGACAATGGAAGTAATGTAGTATAAAAGCCCACATAACAGTGGGCTTTTTTGTGAGTGCCGTAAATAACATTATGGATGAACCAAACGATATTCCCACCTCTAAGCGTAAGACACGCAAGACTGCCACAATTGAAATTGAAGGCGTAGTAGTCGGCCGAGACAAAAAAGTTATACCACCAAACGAAGTTTTCAAACTGGCGGCCCTAGGTTGTAAGGATACAGAAATCTGTGACTGGTTTGGCATTGATGGCAATACTCTAAGATACAATTTTAGCGTAGAACTCATAAAGGGACGAGAGTCGCTAAAGCAGAGTTTGAGGCGTGCTATGCTACACAATGCTATCTCAAACAATAGTGCCGCACTACAGATATTCTTGGCCAAGAACTTCTTAGGCATGAGTGACCAAGGCTCCAACAGTGAAGACAAAGCACCGCTACCTTGGCAGGATGAGTAATGCCGCTTAGTGCCGCACAAGACACAATAGCCAAAGACCAACACCGCTTCAAAGTAGTTGTAGCCGGACGACGCTTTGGTAAAACACACCTCAGCATTAGAGAACTATGTTTCTATGCTCGAGAACCTGATCAAGAAGTGTGGTATGTTGCCCCCACATATAGACAAGCAAAACAAATTGTATGGCGTAAACTTAAGAACAAACTACAAGACCTACGCTGGACACAGAGAGTCAATGAAAGTGAATTATCTATCATACTAAAGAACGGTAGTCAAATCTCACTTAAAGGTGCTGACAATGCTGACAGCCTCCGTGGTGTTGGCCTAGACTATCTAGTCATGGATGAATTTGCTGACATTGATCCTGAAGCATGGTTTGAAGTATTAAGACCTACACTGGCAGACAAGCAAGGCGGTGCTCTGTTTATTGGCACACCTAAAGGACTAGGCAACTGGGCACATGACTTATATAATATGCCCACAGAACAACCAGAGCAATGGGCCAGTTTTCAATACACCACTATTGATGGCGGCAATGTCAAGCCAGAAGAAATAGAAGCCGCCCGCAAGGATCTAGATGAACGCACATTTAGACAAGAGTTCCTAGCAACCTTTGAAACCTATGCTGGCCGCATTTACTACGCATTTGATCGTAAGAAAAACATAACCACTCTCTCTGACATAAAGACTGATATCATACACATTGGTATTGACTTTAACATTGATCCCATGTCAGCAGTGATCTCAGTTCAATTTAAGGACTATCTCTATGTCATTGACGAAATCCGTATGTTTTCTAGTAACACCCAAGAACTTGTGGCAGAAATTAAGGCACGATACCCAGCAAGCAGAGTCTGGGCCTACCCTGATCCAGCATCAAGGCAAAGGCGGACATCAGCAGGCGGTGCTACTGACCTCACCATACTACAGAATGAAGGATTTGTCTGTAAAGTGCCCAACAGCCACACGCCAGTTAGAGACAGGATCAACGCAGTTAACTCAAGATTAGGTAATTCCGCCGGTGAAACCAGACTGTTAATTGCTCCTAGTTGTAAATATACCATAGAAGGTCTGGAGCGACAAACTTATAAAGAGGGCACGGTTCAACCTGACAAGGATTCAGGCTACGATCACCAAATGGACGCATTGGGCTACATGGTTGATTACTTGTTCCCAGTTCGTAGAGACCGTGAGCCATACCAACCACAAAGATGGGGCCACCAATTGGCCACACAATAAGGAAAAATAAATGAGTGATCAAACACTAAGCCAAGACTTTGCTAGAGTCTCAACCACAAACTTAGAATATAGCCGCAATAGAGATCGTTGGGCTTTTCTATTAGATAGTTATATAGGTGGAGACCAATACAAGCAGGGCAACTACCTAACACGCTATCAGTTGGAAACACCGCAAGAATATAATGCTAGAATATCAAACACACCATTGATCAATCACTGTGCCAGTGTAATCAGTGTTTACACTAGTTTCCTATTCCGTGAACAACCAGATAGAGA